ACAAATGGTTCAGACGGTAATGGTGTAGAGAATTTCGTATTATCAGACAATCTTGGACCTGGTAACGGCGGTGAGGCTACTGTTTCAGATATTACAGTTATCACTAGCTCTATACAAGGTGCAAATCAAGAAAGCATTGAGAATATAAGATTTAATGCTCCAAGATATTATGCTACACAACAAAGAGCAGTTTCTGTAGATGACTATTATTCATTAGTACGTGCTGAGTTTGGTGGTGCGGTGGACGACGTTATTATTTACGGCGGTCAAGACTTAGAACCAAAACTATATGGAAGAGTTATTGTATCTATTAAACCAACGGCATCAATAACTGCTTCGTCTTTATTGAAAAATGATATTATCAATTATTTGCAAGATTATATAGCATTACCAAATAGAATTATAGTTACAGATCCTGAATATTTCTATATTGATGTTACTACAACTGTTCAGTTTAATTCTAAACTAACAACAAAATATTCTACTGAAATTAAAAGTATGATTCTAGATGGAATAATAAATTTCAGTAAAGATCATTTGGAAAAATTTGGCAATGATTTTAGATATAGTAGATTCGTTACTCATATTGATTCGTTAGATCAAAGTATAACTAGTAACGATACACGTGTTAAAATCGTTAAAAGATTAACTCCGAAATTACTATTTGCTACTTCTTTTGATATAAGATTTAATAATGGCGCCGAACAAGAAGGATATTATAATGGTGTCGCTTATCCTGACGAAAGAGTTTTGGGAAGCACATCGTTCTCATACGTAGACGAAGATGATAATATCTATCCTAATTGCTATTTGGAAGATGACGCTGTTGGAAATGTTATTGTTTATACTTATTTGAAAGGCGTAAGAACAGTTCTTAAAGCTGATATAGGAACTATCGATTATAACACTGGTATGGTAACAATATCAAATCTTAAGACTGCAGATTATGATGGGTATATAGAATTGTCTTTGACTACTAAGAATAAAGATATTATTGCATCAAAGAATGTTGTGCTTTTGATCGATCCAGTAGATGTTAATATAGAAATTATAGAAACAATAAAGTAAAATGGATTTAACAATAGAAAAAACAATCTCGAATTTTGTTCAAAATCAGTTCCCCCAATTCTACCAAGAAGAGGGTGAAAACTTCATTTTGTTCGTAAAGACTTACTTTGAGTGGATGGAACAAGAAGGCCAGCCAATTAAAGAAGCTAGAGAATTATTTGAATATAGAGATATTGACACCACCATTGAAAGATTTCTGGAGTATTTTCAGAAAAAATATCTTTATGGCATTCCGTTTAATATCATTGCTAATAAAAGATTTCTATTAAAACATATTCTAGATGTTTATCGTTCTAAGGGAACTATACAAGGTTATAAACTATTATTTAAATTGGTTTATAACGAAAACGTAGATATTTACTTACCAGGCCAAGATGTTTTAAGAGTTTCTGACGGTAAATGGGTTGAACCAAAATACCTAGAAATAACTTGGAGTCCTGTATTAGAGGATCTGATTGGTAAAACAATATACGGCATTTCTTCTCATACTACAGCAGTAGTTGAAAGAATTGTAAAAGAACATTTCAACAAAAATGAAATATATGTTATGTATATTAACCATGTTGCTCCAAAAGGCGGAGACTTCATCGTTGCTGAAAAAATAGTTGATGAGAGATATAAAACAGATTCTAATTTGATTGGTCTATCCCCAACAATTCTAGGCTCTCTTGATAGATTAGATGTTTTCAACAGTGGAAATTCATTTAACGTTGGTGACATTTTAAAAATAGCATATAAAGATCCAGATACTAATGAAGTTGATTCGTTCGGCGATCAAGGATTAATAGTTGTTACATCCTTGTTTCGTGGTTATGGTTCTCTTAACTTTAATATTAAGAACGGTGGGTTTGGCTTTGCTGCTAATGCTGCCATCTTCTTGTATAAAAATATATTAGATCAAACAGGTCAGGGTGCTAGTTTTAATATTAAATTGGCTGACGTAAAGTCTTTGACATATAATACTGATTTATTTTTAGATTATCAAGACCTTCAATTAAACGAAATTTATGGGTTCTACAAATACCCAAACGCTAATGCTTCTTCCACCTTAGATGAGTGTTTTAGTTATGAAACTAATAGTTTCGGAAGAATTGCAGCCCTTACAAACGTTTTGGCTGGTAACGGATATATTGCGCCCGCAAACGTATTCGTTAGATCAACTTTTATGTCTAAAAATATTCCAGGTAAATTGACTTGGTATAATAGCAACGATTTTGTTAATGCGTATTCCAGTCAAGTATATGTCAATACTTCTTATATTTCTAGTAATGTAATTCTTATACCTAATGCTTTAAAACATTATGACGCTAATGCTTATGTTGATTATATTGTTCCAGCAGGTAATACAGCAATAACCGGATTGACAGCAAATACTAGATATTATGTAAAAACAACTAACTCAATTGGTATTACATTGAGCGCAACACAGGGCGGCGCTGAATTAAGTATTACTACTGCTGTTGCTGCTAATACTACAGAAAGACATTCGTTTATAACAAAGGCTTTAACAAGAAGTTTTTATGCAAATACTACTTCAGTAAATAATTCAGCCTATTCTATTCTGTTAACAAATGCCAATACATATTTTTACCCAGACGATTACGTTTATTACCTAGTTCCTAGCGGAAATACAGGTATAATTGGTCTCACGCCAAATTCTTTTTATTACGTTGAAAGTTCTAATTCTACTGCAATAACATTAAGCGATACATTTACTGGTAACTCAGATCCTATTGAAATATCAACTAGTGTTATATTGGCTGGTGAAACTCATTACTTATTAAACGATACTTTACGTAACACTTATCCATACGTTAATGGATTTATAACATCAGTTTATGCTAATACTACATCGATTAATAATACTAGTTATGCGTTCAAAATAGCAAATGCTGATTTGTATTTTGCAGTCAACGATAGAGTATATTACGACGTTCCGGCTGGTAATACAGCCATAGCTAATCTATCAGCAAATTCTGTGCTTTATATTAAGACTACCAATTCATCAGCTATTACTTTAAGTAATTCAGCTGGTGGTCCGGTAATTCAAATATATACAGGGTCTTCTGTTGCTGCAGAAAAACATTTTATCAAAACAGCCAAATTCAGTAAATATTTTGCCAACGACGATATTATCTATCTTCAAGCAAATAGCTCAAATGCAAACACTTTAGAGTTGGCTGTTATCAGAAACATAATAAGCGATGTTTCAATACAATTGTATGGTTTCACAAATAATAGTTCTACTTCTAGTTCTTTGTATGGTAGATCTGTTGTTATTATGCCAGCGCAGTTTGACGATTCTGAATATTCTGGTAGAAATAAGACAACTGGTAGTTCTGATATTTTCAGTATTCTATCTTACACATATAGTACTTTAGATTACACTAATCTAGCTAATATTATGAAAAGACTAGATGGCACAATTAATGGCATAAATGATAATATTGAAGCTCTGAACTCTAGTGGTAATAATATCGTAGAAAAAGTTACTGCTATTAATTCCGGAAAGGGTTACGTTGAGGGTGAATCTGTTCATGCTTATCGTTATGGAATTCTACAAGTCCCAACAGTTGTTAAAGCTGGTAGAGGATATGTTAACGGTGATACCATTGTTTTCACTGGAGGCGTTACAGAAAACCCAGCAAGAGGTTCTATTCTAACAAATTCTCAAGGCAATGTTGTTTCAGTTAATACTTCTGAAGGCGCTTGGTATGGCGGCGTTGGTTATAATTCATTACCTGAAATGACAATCAGATCCGTGAACAGCGCAGCAAACGGCGCTATTCTATCTACCAAATATATACCATTCGACACAGCTAATGAAATTAGAGGACTAGTAAGAAAAGGTGGTATTGGTAGAGGTATTGGTTATTGGGCTACAACTGACAGTCTTTTGAATTCTGATAAAGTCATCCAAGATAGCTATTTTTATCAAGATTATTCTTATGAAATAAGAACTGGTTTAAGTTTAGAAACATATAAAGATATTTTCTATTCAACATTCCATACAGCTGGATCTGCTCTATTCGGAAGATATGAGCTTCAGCCGTTTGTTCTACCCAGCGCAATAGAACTGAATTATGACGCTGTTGCAAATACTTCTTGGCCTCTTTATATAACCTGTGATATTTTAGATCACAGGGTCAGCGCTGATGTTTATTACGAGGAACTACCAAACGGCACTACTTTACCAGGTGTAATTTTGACCGTGGACCAATATGTGTTCGCTAACAATTATTTTGGGGCTGATATAAATACAACATATTCAGACAACAGAACAATAACTTCCGATAGAATATCAGAAGATTTACCATCTTAATTTAGTCATAGGGGATTTAAATTGGCAAGACAAGTAGTTAACGTGGGAAGTAGCCCAAATGATGGAACTGGCACTCCACTTAGAGATGCTATGGTTATCATCAATGATAACTTTTTAGAACTTTATACCAATCCGGTTGTTAATACAGCGATCACAGTCGGTAACTCTTCAGTAAACGTTTTTGTGAACTCTACCTCTTTGGCATTCGGTAATAACGGTTCTACGATCCGTGTCGGTACTACAGCAGTTAACGCTGTGGCTAATACCACTGGGTTTTGGGCCAATGGTGGAACTGTATCAGCCAATACTGTAAAGTGTATCTCAAACACCATTAATGTTGGTACATACACCGCCGCTGCAAACGGTTATACATATCTTCCGAATGGGTTTAAAATGAACTATGGATATGTGTTTGCTAATGATAGCGTAGGAAATGCTACATTTTCTTCTGCGTTTGCTACTGCCTGTTACGTAGTGACAGCAACATCTAATACTATTGGAGCTACATATAGTGCAGCTGTAACACTAACAAATACATCAGTAGCAGTAATTAGAACATCAAACACAACAGCTATTAACGTATATTACGTAGCAATAGGAAGATAAGGTATTTAAATGTCTGGAGTATTACAACCTTTTTATAGAAAGGCTCTAATAGATGAAATGCTTGATAATGTTAAATCAAACACTTCATATTATTACGCTGTCGCTTCTAATCCTATAGAAAGAGTTGGACCGCTTTCTAACACTACTGCTGACGATTATAACACCCAATTTGAATCAGATTGGTTAATGTTGTTTGGTAAAAAATTAATAATATCAAATTTTGCACCTTTGGTGGACAATAATATTTGGGCCAATGGTTATGTTTATAGAATGTATGATAACAACGATGCAGATCTATACTCAAATAATAAATTTTATGTAATATCGCCTCCAGATTATACTGGCGGGACTTATGACATTTATAAATGTATCGATAATGCTAACAATTCCCCTTCTACTGTAAAACCTTCTATACCACAAGTAACTTCTTTCGAAACATCTGATGGATATGTTTGGAAATACATCACCTCTGTTCCATATAGAGTTTATAAGATGTTTTCTACAAACGATTATGCTCCAGTATATGCAAATAGTGTAACTTCTTTATATGCTAATGTTTACTGTGGTGTAGAAAAAGTAGTTATATCAAACGCTGGTTCTGGATATTCCACTTATCATGATGGAATCATTCTTTCTGCCAATAGTACTGTTGTTCAGGTTGGTAACACTGCAAGTAATGCTTCTGGGTTTTATACTAATAGTGCAATTTATATCTATAACACTACAGCAACTACTTCTCAGATATTCCAGATTTCAAACTATGTTTCTAATAGCGTAGGTAAATGGGTATATTTAGAAGGCGAGGCTAATACAACAAATATCGTTCCAGAAGCAACACAATATAAAATTTCCCCAAGAGTTGTGTTTGTTACTGATGGAGGCACACAACCTTCCGCTTATAGTTTAGTAAATACTTCCACTAATTCTATCAGCGATATTGTAATGCTTGATATTGGCGCTGATGTTTCTTGGGCTAATGTATATATTACATCTTCTGTTGGTTCTGGTGTTAATGTTTATGCTATTGTTCCTCCTCCAGGAGGACATGGTTCCGACCCAGTTTCAGAACTAAATGTAAAAGCATTAGGTATCAATTTTCATTTTGCTAATAGTGAGATCAGCACTATTCCTGATAATATCTTGTATAACAAGGTTGGTATAATTAAAAATCCATATGGACTATATGCTAACGGTGCCAAAAGTAATGTTGCCTATACCTCTGCAACATTTAGTCAAACTTTAGACGCAAATCTATTGAATCCGGTCTCGTTCACTGTTGGAGATAGAGTTTATGGAAACACTAGTAATGCTTATGGCATCGTAGCCTTTGCCAATACGTCAAGAATAAAGGTCGTAGGCGACAAAACTTTCACAAACGGGGAATATGTTTTATCTAGCGATTCTTCTATAAGCTCTGAGATAGACATTATTGATAATGGCTCTATTTACGCCAAAGACATAAAACCGTTATACGTCCAAGATATAAATAACGTAAATAGATCCAATTCTCAAACAGAATCTTTTAAGCTGGTTATTGAGATTTAATAACAGGAACTTATAATGCCATTAAAGACTGATTTTAACGTAGCTCCATATTACGACGATTATGATGTAGATAAGAATTATCATCGTATTATGTTTCGTCCTTCTGTTGCTGTTCAAGCGAGAGAATTGACACAACTACAGACTATTTTACAGAATCAGATTGAAACATTTGGTAGCTGGGCTTGGAGAAGCGGAGACGTCGTTAAAGGTTGTACTGTAACAGATCTTCCAAAAGTTCCTTATATTCGTCTCATGGATTTTGCTTCAAACGGTTCTGCTAATACAGCAACCCTAGATGTTACTGAATATATTAACGCTGTCGCAACTAGCGTAACAAGTAATTTGACCGCCAAGGTTCTTTATGCTAATGCTGGGTTTTCTACCAATTATCCAGACAATAATATCCTTTATATAAAGTATCTTGATACTGGCGAAGGCGGAGAGACTGTATTCTCTAATGGAGAACTTCTTACTTTTCATCAGGTTACACCGCAAGGTAATGTTTCTCTTGCTAATGTATATACTTGGGCAAACGTTCTTACTGACACATATACTTCTGGCGAGGCTCATGGTATTACTTGCAGTAATGGTATTATCTTTATTAATGGTTTCTTTATTAAAGTTCCTGAAGAAACTTTTGGCCTAGTCAACAACTTCAATACATACGCTTCTAATAACGTAGTTGGTTTCACTCTAGTGGAACAAATTGTTACTGAAACCCAAGATACTAGTCTGCTAGACAACGCTCTTGGTTATCCTAATGAAAATGCGCCTGGAGCTCATAGATTAAAACTGGTTCCAAAACTAGTTTCTCTATCACAAGAACAAGCATCATTAACTGAAGATTTTAACCCTATTGCTTTCTACAATTATGGATCTTTGGTTGCCAAAGTAAATCCATCAGTCAATGTTTATTCTATTGTTGGTGATATTCTAGCTACTAGAACATATGAAGAATCTGGTAATTATATTGTTAAGAACTTTACCATTGATACGCTAACATCAGTTCTTGGAAACGAAATTGCTCCATCAAGTTCTAATAATGTTCTTGCCAGAGTAAGCCCCGGCATAGGATATGCTCAGGGTAACAGAGTTGAGCTATTAAAATCTGCTCATATTAATATGCGCCGTGGTGTTGACACTACCGTTAACAAATCACAGATAATAAGTTTCAATTATGGTAGCTTCTTTGCTCTTAAAGAAGTTGCAGGAACATTTTTGACAGACAAAGCACAGACAGTAAAATTATATTCTGCCGCTCAACAAGCTGTCACAAACAGAACCTATTCTTCAGTATCACCAGCTGGAACATACATTGGGACAGCTAAAGCTAGATGTTTCACATATAATGCAGGCGTTGTTGGTTCTGCTTCTGCAGAATATTTGTTACATGTATTTGATGTTCAGCTATTGAGCGGATACAGCATCAATCAGATCAAATCAATATATTACGATGGAACTAATAAGGCTGTTGGCGACGTTGTCTCTAATGGCACTGTTGATTCTCAGAATAAGATGCAACTTTATAGTTTCGGCGTTCCTGGTATTAAGAACCTAAGAGACGCTGGAAATAATATCAACACTGATTACACATATAGAACCACAAACTCTTCATGTCAAATGTTGAGTACTGGTCTGATTGTTGTTAGAGCTCCTGGTTCTCAGGCTGGTGGTTCTGACATATTAACATACGGTTCAAATACAACTCTATCCGATTCTTCTGCTTCTGAAATTGTTGTTACATTCTCAGCTAATGCAGATTCTTCTGCGCTAACTGGTAATGTAACAGTATATAATACCTCAACAAACGTTGTTGGTTCTAGCACTACCTTTACTACAAACTTCAAGCCAGGAGATAATATTAGAGTTGGTGCCAGTGATGTAAGAACTGTAACAAGTGTAACTAATGCTACATTCCTTAACGTTGATGCTGCATTCGGTGCAAATGCTGCTGGTCAAACTTATTACAAGAGATATCCAAAGGGCAAAGTTCTTCAGATTGCAAGATCAACTGTTGGTCCAAACGCATACGTTACTGTAACAAATACAACTTCTTTCAATGTTTACTCTGGCGAATTCCCAAGCGCCACAGTAGGCGTAGAAGTTTCGTTCAATATGCAGAGAACTGTTGCTAACCCAGCCTCAAAGGCCATACGTAAAAATAGATACGTAAAGATAAACACTGCAACAAATCCAAAGGGCCCATGGTGCCTTGGTTACAGCGACGTTCATAGAGTTCGTAAAATTTACGGTTCAGCAACTACTAGCTTTACAAACGCTAATGGTATCATTGCTGTAGATCTAACATCCAATTTCAGTTATGATACAGGTCAGCAAGACACTCATTACGGTCTAGCTTATATTTACGCTAAATCTAGTTATAGTCAGTCTAGCTACCCATATCTATTGGTCGAACTTGATTATTTTGCTGCTAACACTTCGGCTGGCGTTGGATTCTTCACTGTTGAATCTTATCCCGTTGACGATGCTAATACAGCTAATACAAGCGCCATCCAAACTAAAGACATTCCGCTTTATGTGGCTTCTACTGGTTCTAGAATTTATCTAAGAGATGTTGTAGATTTCAGAACACCTTGTGCTATCACAGCTAACGATACTGGTATTATCACAAACCTATCAAACGCTGCATTGATTAATACTGCGGTTTCTTATGCAACTTTGAATCCTTCTTCAACAGTTTCTCTTAATATACCAATTGATGGGTTGAATTTCCCAACATATGGTAAGAATCTAGAAGCTGACTATACCATGTATTTGCCAAGAAAGGATCTGTTGCTAATTACGCCAGAAAACACTTTGAAGGTGAAAGAAGGTGTTTCAAGCATTAGCCCGCAGACTCCATTGTATCCAGAAAATGCAATGGCTTTGGCAGTGCTAAATGTTCCTGCTTATCCTTCTCTTTCTGGCGATCAGATAGACGAATTCCAGACAATTAACCAGAATGCTGTCAATCTAATTAGAGACACTTCTACTACTATAACCAGTAGCCTTGTAACTAACCGCAGATATACCATGAAGGATATTGGCACCCTAGATAACAGAATTACAAATCTAGAGTATTATGCACAGCTTTCTCTACTAGAAAAAAAGGCCAAGGATCTAACTGTAACAGATAGTTATGGTCTTGATAGATTCAAAAATGGTATCTTCGTTGATCCTTTTACCGATTTTGGTCTAAGTGATGTATCTAATCCTGAATTTGCTATTGCAATTGATTCTGATATTGGTGTAGCAAGACCAAGAATCACAAGAGAAATTGTTAATATTCGTTTCAATTCTGCAGCTTCTTCAAATGTTGTTCAAACTGGTAGATTGATAACACTTCAGTATGATTCTGTGTCATTCATATCACAAAGATTTGCAACCAAATATCGTTCTTCTGCATTAGTTGCATACGCTTGGAACGGTCAGGCGCAATTAATACCTTCATATGATAATAACATTGACACCAACCAAACAGCGTCAGTTAATATGACAGTTGATATGACTGCACCATGGAGAGAATTCGCTGCAAGTCCTTTCGGCACTCTATGGGGTGATTGGAGAACTAGAACAGACGTTTCTAGAACCACGGTAATCACAGGAACTGCATCAAGTCTAGTTTATGATTCTTGGGGTAGATTAGTAAGCTCAACGCCAATTATTGGACCATCAACAACTACTACTTCTTGGAGTACAGGAGACACTCAAACAGTTCAAAGCTCAGTTGCAGCAACAGCGCAACAAAGTTTGACCGAAGCACAAAGAGTTTCAGGAACAATAGGTTTGACTGCCGCAAGTAATACTACTACTGTCACCACAACAGTTGATGCAACTAGAAATCGTTTGCTACAGTTTATAGCTGGTGGCGTAAACTTGTCTAACCTCTTGTCGTTGCTTTGATAAATAACTATAAATAATGATTATTAGGAGAAATTTAAATTGGCAGCAGTAAATACAACATCTACTACAACAACAGTAACTAATACCAGAGATGGTACTCAGATTACTGTTACGCCTCAGACTGATCTTCAACAGGTAGGTAATTTTGTTACTTCTGTTTCCAATCAACCATTTATCGCCAATAGAATTGTTTCATTCGTCGCATACAATATGCGCCCTAATCAGAGATTGCATTTTTTCTTTGATAGTATTAATGTTGATGCTTATTGCGCTCCAGCGCAGAGAACAGGCAGCACAGCTAATACATACCAGATACCATTAAATGCTGCAGATTATACAATTGTACCAAAGGGCGGTAATTGGGGAGATGCAATCTATTCTGATAAATGGGGTAGAGTAGCAGGACAGTTCAATATTCCTGCAGGTAAATTCAAAACAGGAGATAGAGCGTTCCAAATAGCAGACGTAGACAGTTTGGCTTTGGGTAATGATGCTCTCACTTCTTTGGCTTCTGTGGTATTCACCGCTTCTAACTTGAGCGTGACCAAACAAGCTACCACTTTAACAACTGTGACTCCGGATTTAGGTTTTGTTCCTGTAACACAAACCGTAGTTCAGAGTAATACAGTAACATCACAAACTAATATTCTAGATGTCGTTACTATTCTGCCTCCTCCGCCACCTCCACCTCCTCCAATTTGGTTGTTCTTTTTAGAACCGTTAGCGCAGGCGTTGACAATTAATACTCCAAATGGAGAAGCAGGAATATACGCCACAGCTCTAAGACTTTTCTTCAAACAAAAATCACAGATAAGAGAAAATGGTGTAACAGTATATCTTTGTGAAACTGAAAATGGATACCCAAATGGCGATGTGATCTTACCATTTTCCAAAGTTCATAAAAGTTACGATGAAATAAACATTAGCGCAGATGCTACAAATCCGACTACATTTACTTTTCAATCTCCAGTTTTTTTGATGAATGGCAAAACATATGCTTTCGTGGTAAGACCTGACGCAAACGACCCAGATTATCATGTATGGACTTGTAATCTCGGAGACGTTGATATTGAAACTGGTTATCAAGTGTACAGTCAGCCCGTAGTGGGGACAGCTTTTTATGGCGCCACCGAAAAACAATGGACTGCTCTTCAGGAAGAATACGTAAAGTTCAATTTATATAGAGCAAATTTTAAGACCAATGAAGGTCAGGCTGTATTCTACAACAGTAATAACGAATATGTTTCGGTATATAACGTAGGTTACGTCAATACTAGTGCAAGTATCATTTCCGGAGATGTCGTATTCAAATCAACAAATTCAACATCAAATGCTACTGGTGGAACGGTCAATACTAGTGTTTATGCTACAATCAATTATTATGATGCTGTTAAGAACATTCTATATTGCGATTCTTCTACTGGTAATTTTAGCGGTAACTCTTATGTTCAGATTCATAGATTTAGTAACACAACGATTTCAAGCCCAAATAACACAACTCTGATTGCATACGCTAATAGTGGCACATTATACAATCCAGTAGTAGACGCTGTTGTTCCACAGTTGGCATTTATTACCCCTGCAGGAACAACTTTGGACCTCTATTATAGAGGTACAAGTAATACATACTCGGTTGATACTTTGGACAACAGAGTAACTCCTGGTTATGAATCTGAATTCTACGACAGAGAAAGAATAGTTGCTAGTAGATCAAACGAAATTACTAGCATGAGTGGCGCTAAATCGTTCACTTATAAAGCTAGAATGGTCAGTGATAGTGCTTTCCTTTCTCCTGCTATTGACACTGTCAGAGATCAGCAGCTAGTAATTAAGAATGAAATTGATCCGGTCAATTTCCAATACGACGAATTCTTTAATTCTGGCGATGCGAAATCAAAATATGTATCAAAGGTTGTCAGCCTTGCTGCAGGTCAAGATGCAGAGGACATTCAAGTTGTTCTAACTGCGTTCAGACCAGTTGGTTCAGAAGTAGAAGTTTGGGTCAAGTTCCTTAATGGCGAAGATCCAGAACCAATTTCTCAGAAAACATGGACTCCTTTGATCAATAGTTCTTTGGATTATTATTCAGATCCAAGTAATCCAAACGATTTCAAGGAATATACATTTACTACATCTTCAAATTATCCTGCTCTTAAACTAACAGGATCAGTTACTTGTAACACTGCATGTACCACAGTCACAGGAACAAGCACTCTATTCAATACAGAATTGAGTCCTGGTTGGTATATGTATTCTATACCAAACGATACAGCAGTTACTACAATTTACAGCAGAAAAGTTATTAGTATTGCAAGTAACACTAGCTTGACTCTAGAGTCCGCTCCTAGTGCTAATGCTACTGCACAGACAGCTTATTTGGCTTTCCCACCAACTACAGCTTTCATGTCAAGACAAAATGTTACCCAGGTAACAGGTAACGTAACGGTTTCAACAACCAATAATGTTATTATTGGTAGCGGCACAACTTTCGTAACAGATTTCAGACCTGGAAATATCATTCAGGTTGCTAATGATTCTCAGATAGTTGTTTCTGTTTCTAACAACACGTATTTGTCTGTAGGAACTCCATGGAGCTCTAATGCATCCGGAGCTAATGTTTATCTAGAAACTCCTCTGGGTGTCACTTATTCAAGCGCTGATGGTAAGACATATACTACATACAAACAATTCCAGATAAAAATCGTTCTCAAATCAAATGATAGTTCAAAGGTTCCTATCATTGACGATTTAAGAGCCATAGCGTTACAGATGTAAAAATGGAAAATAAATATTACAAGACAGATTTCGAAGGAATAGTTAAAGACCCAAACAGTGGGGCTATTCTCAACGTTGATAATAGAAAACTTTCTGCCTATAAAAAACAAAAACAAATGATGATCGACGGTATGAAAAACGCAGAGAGAATTCAAAAAGTTGAACAAGACCTAGAAGAAATTAAGAATATGCTCGGCCAACTCTTAAAAAGAAGTTAATAAATGACAGTAAACATTTCCAATGTAGGAACAAATAATACTTTTGATTATTGGCGCAACAGAACCAATGAAATAGCCTACACTTTCTCAGTGTTGGCCGTTACAGCAAATGGTTCTAATGCGGCAGCTGGTAATGCAGCTATTACTGGTAAATTTACTGCTGATTCTTTGGTTATTAACACCACAGCACATGTTAATAATTCTTTATTGATTGGTAATAACAGTGTAGATATTTACAACTTTACATATGTTAACACTTCGGCGATTTCTATTGGTAATTCTACAGTAAATTCTTATTTGGACTCTGAATCTCTAAACACTTATGCTGTTTATGTCGGTTCTAATGTCGTTGTTAATACCAACCAACTATACATAACTCATACTGGTGCCGCCACAACCAATCTAATAGCTAACAGCACTACATTACTTTTCAGATCTAA